CGTACACCGACAGCTTCGACGTCCGGCAGGCTGCACCGCCCGGGATCCTCAGCCTGGCGGACGCCAAGGCCCACCTGAACATCACGTCGACCGCGCACGACGACGAACTGCGCGGCTGGATCGAGGCGGTGACCGCCGCCGTGGAGTACTTCACCGGACCGGTCGTCATCCGCACGGTCGTCGAGGACCACACCGCCAACCGCGCCTCAGTCCTCGCACTGCGGCAGCCGCCGGTCCTGTCCCTCACCAGCGTGTCCCCGGTCCTGACCGGCGGCACCAGCTACGCCGTCGACGGCCTGGACGTCAGCAGCACCGGCATCGTGTGCAGCCTGGCCGGCAGCACCTTCTACGGGCCGCTCCGCGTCACCTACGTGGCCGGCCGCCGGGTTGTCCCGGCCGCCATCACCTCGGCCGCGCGCATCATCCTCCAGCACCTGTGGCGCACGCAGCAGGGCCCCGGCCGCCCGCAGCGCGGCATCGACGACTTCGACGTCACCGAGCCCATCCCGGGCCTGGGCTACGCCATCCCCAACCGGGCCGTGCAGCTGCTCGACCCGTACAAGCAGGGCCCGGGGGTGGCCTGATGGCAACCTCGGCCGTACCCGGCGCCATCGCCGCGCTGCTCGCGATCCTGCGGGCCGAGCCCGCCCTGGCCGAGGTGCTGATCGTGGACGGCCCGCCGGTGCAGGACATGGCCGATCCCGACCTGATCGCCGTCGGCTGGTCCACGGAGAGCGACCAGGCGGCAGCGATGACGCAGGACTTCAACGCCGCCGGCGCCCGCACCCGTGACGAGGACTTCGAAATCACCGGCTCGATCGACTGCTGGCGCGGCGACCACGACGTCAGCACCGTCCGGGCCCGGGCCTTCGCTCTCCTCGGCGTCGTCGAGAACGCGATCCGCGCCTCCGGTCCCAACCCCACCGCGCCAACCCTGAACGGCGCCGTGCTGTGGGCACACCTGACCAGCAGCGTCCTGCGCCAGTCCCTCACCGAACAGGGCACACGGGCAACCCTGAGCTTCACGGTGACCTGTCACGCCCGGATCTGAGAAGGAGAAGCAGATGGCGCGTGTGCGCTTCATCGGCGCGGAGACGGTCACGGTGCCCGAACTGGGCAGCCGGTCCATCGAGCCGGACGAGGTCGTCGAGGTGCCGGACGACCGGTACGAGGGCTACGTCTGCCAGCCCGGCGTGTGGGAGCCCGTCGAGGAGCCCAGGCAGCAGGAGCCCGCCATCGGGACAGCGGAAGCGGTGGCACCCGCCCCGCAGCCCCGCACCAAGACGACCGCGGCCCGGGCGCCGCAGAAGGAAGAGGGCTGATCATGGCGATCGGATCCGGACTCGGCTCCCAACTGGGCATCGCTGCCGAGTCGACCTACGGAACCTTCGTTGCGCCGACGAAGTTCCTGGAGTTCACACAGGAATCGCTCCAGCTGAAGAAGACGACCGCGCAGAGTGCGGGCATTGCGGCCGGCCGCCTGATGGCGCTGTCGTCCCGCCGGGTTGTCACCCGTCGGGAGGTCGGCGGCAGCCTGTCCATGGAGGTGACCAACCGCGGTATGGGGCTGCTGCTCCAGGCGCTGATGGGCACGACGGTCACCCCGGTGCAGCAGGCCACCACGACCGCGTACCTCCAGACCCACACCCTGGCCAGCGTCGCGGGGAAGTCTCTGACGATCCAGAAGGGCGTGCCCCTGACCACGGGTGTCGTCACGGATAAGAGCTTCGTGGGCTGCAAGGTCACCTCGGGCGAGTTCGCGTGCGGTGTCGGCGAGATGCTGACCGCGTCGTTCGAGATCGACGGCCGGGACTGCGACGAGGGCCAGACCCTGGCCGCCGCGTCGTACAGCAATATGTCGCCGTTCCACTTCGGGCAGATGGCGGTCAAAGCAGGCGGCTACGGCGCGGAGACCGCCCTCGACGGCATCCGCAAGGTCAGCGTGAAGATCGAGCGCCCGCAGGACGTCGAACGCTTCTACGCGAATCAGTCCGCGCTGAAGGCGGCGCCGATCGAGAACGACCAGGTCAAGGTCACCGGCAGTCTGGAGACGGACTATGTCGCCACCACCCTCGACGACCTGCACACGTCCGACGGCGCGACCAGCCTGGTGTGGGAGTTCATCGGCTCGAACATCGAGTTGACGTACTACGACACGTTCCGGGTCACCCTGCCCGCGGTCAAGTTGGATGAGGGCCCGCCGGTCGTTGACGGCTTCGGTGTCGTCAAGCCGACCTGGAACTTCACCGCACTGTACGACGGCGTCAACCCGGTGAAGATCGAGTACATCTCGACCGACGTCACCCTGTGAGCCGTCGGTGACCCGGGACATCCGGCTGCTCGGCACCGGCCAACTGCTGGAGCTACAGCGCCGTCTGCGCGCCGCAGGACACGAGAACCTGCGAGCGTCCATGCAGCGGAGGATCCGGCGGGCCGCCGAGCCTCTGCGCAACGACCTCCAGTCGGCGATCCAGACGACGCACATTCGCCCGCCCGGGCGCACCACCCGGCCGGGCGGACCGTCGCCCACCCGCCGTCCTCTGCGAGCCACGATCGCTGCGGCGATCCGTATCAGCGTCCGCACCACCGGCGGCACGGCCGGCGCCCGTATCTGGATCGACCGCAGCGCGCTCCCGCCCGACCTGGTGAACATGCCGAAGAAGATCAACGAGGGCCGGATCCGGCATCCCGTTTACGGCAACCGTCGGCGGTGGGTCACGCAGTGGGCTCAACCCCCCTGGTGGGACACCACCGTTCGCCGTCACACCCCCCGTATGGAGCGAGAGGTGGCCCGCATCGTCGCCGACGTTCGGCGCCGCCTCGAATAGGAGCACCCGTGATCATCGTCTACACACCTGCCGACGGCGAGCCGGAGCACTATGACGCCAGCAGCCTGCGCGTCTCCGAGGCCGCCATCGTCCAGCGGACCATCGACATGAAGTGGGGCGACATCCAACAGGGTCTGGAGCGCGACGACCTCGACGCCATGCGCGGCATCATCTGGGTCCTCAAGAAGCGCAGCCAGCCCAGCCTGCGATTCGGCGACTTTGACCCGGGCGTCAACGAGATGACCAGCCGCATGGACAAGAAGGAAGTCGCGGCCTACGTCGACCATGCCTTCGCCGCGATCGACGCGGATCTGGACGTGGAAACAGTCGCCGACATCCTGATGCAGCGGCTCCCCGAGATAGCCGCGGATCCCGACCATGCACGCGCCCTCATCGAAGCCAAGGTCAAGGCCCCAAAAGAGAACGAGGCCCGGCCGCAGCAGGAGACAGCGGGGGCGTCGGAGTCGAGCCAGAACCCGATATTGAGCGAGCCCGAGCCCAGTACCTCGGTCTCTTCGCCCACCTCCTCCACATCCCCCCAGCAGCCGTCGACGAGCTGAGGATCGACGACTTCTACAGCCTCATCGCCTGGATGGACCGCCACCAAGCGGCACTGCAGGGGGAAGGACGGTGATCAGCGATGCCGTCCCTTAACTTCATCCTCACAGGCCGCGACCATCTCTCGCGGGTGCTGGACCGGGCTGGCGACGCCAGCGCCCGGCTGGGCCGCCGCTTGGCGACCATGTCCGATGACGGCGATCAGGCGGTACGTCGCTTCACCTCTAGCGCCAGCCGCAGTCTCCACGGCCTCGAAGAGCGGACCCTGGCCAATAGCCGGGCGCTGGACCGGCTGAAGAAGACCGCGCTCTTGCTGTCGCCCGCCGCCATTCCCGTGGCCGCTTCGCTCGCCCCGATCGCGGCTGGGGCAGGCACTGTGGCTGTGGCTCTGGGGGCTATGGGTGCGGCTCTGGCTCCTCAGATCGTCGCCCTCGGTGAGGCGTCCGAGGCGCAGAAGAAGTATGACGAGACGGTAGTTAAATCTGGTGCGACCTCAGAGGAGACGGCTAAGGCCCAGGTCGAGTACGTCAAGGCCGTTTCCAAGCTGCCGCAGCCCACCAGAGAGGCAGCAGCGGCGGTCCGAGTCCTCAAGAACGACTACAAGGCGTGGTCCGACTCTCTCGCCGACGACACGATGGCCCCCTTTGTGAAGGGGGTCGCGCTCACCAATGAGCTGCTGCCGACCACGCGTGGGCTCGTAAAGGGCACCTCGGCCGAGACGGACCGGCTCATGACCATCCTCGGCGGGGAGATGGCCACGCCGGGCTTCGACCGCATGAACCAAAGGTTCACGCACTTCGCCACCTCGACGATGCACCGCGTCAATGACGAACTGGTGCACCTGCTCCGCCTGAGCGAGACGGGCGAGGTTGGCGGCCAAACCCGTGAGTTCATGGACTGGGCCCGCGCTCAAGGACCCCTTGTCGCCAGCACGCTGCAGAACATCGGAACCACTCTGCTGCATGTGCTCGAAGCGGGCAGCGATGTCGGCGTGGGGCTGCTGCAGCTCGTGGACACCTTCGCCAGCCTCGTCTCGGCAGTGCCGCCCTCCGTTATCGCCGTTTTCCTGCAGCTAGCGGTCGCCTTGAAGTTGACCAAAGCCGCGGCGATCGGCTTGCTCGCAGCCCGCGCGGGACTGGCCGCCTTCGGCACACAGCTCGTAGCGATGAACACTGCCGCGGCAGCTACCCCGGGACGGCTCGCCGCAGCGCGAGCGGCCATTGCCGCATTGTCTCGCACGGCCAAGGTAGCCCTCGCCGGCACCGGTATCGGCCTGCTGGTCCTCGGCCTAAGCGAGCTCGCGCAGATCGGTCGGCAGACTCCGCCGGATGTCGACAAGCTGACAAGCTCGCTGCGGCAGCTCGGCGCCACCGGCACGGTGACGGGGGAGGCCGCCAAGCACTTTGGCGATGATCTGGACGGCCTGCACGAAAAGGTCAGCGCGCTGACCGACCCGAGCAACGCCGAGAAGATTCAGCAGTGGGTTGTCAGTATCGGCGGCCTGGCCGACTGGGACTCCACCCCCGTCAAGGATGCCAAGGAGAGCATCGACTCCGTCGACAAGGCGCTGGCCGGCCTCGTCTCGAACGGACAGGCCGACCTGGCCGCCGCCGCTGTGAAGCGGCTGACCGCTGAGTACGGCAAGGGCGGCCGGGACACCAGCGCGTTCACCGACGAGCTGGGCGACTACAAGTCGGCGCTCGCCGACGCGCGGTTCGAGGCCCAGCTGGCGGCCGACGCCCAGGGCCTCTTCGGACAGCAGGCCATGGTGGTGCAGGAGAAGCTGGCAGCGCAGAAGCTGTCGGCCGACGGACTGCGCCAGTCGATCATGGCGCTGTCGGAGACGTCGAGGTCGGCGTTCGACGCCGAGACGAAGTTCGAGGCGGCGCTGGACAGCGTCACCAAGTCGATCCGCGAGAACGGCGCCACCCTCGACATCACCACCGAGAAGGGCCGCGCGAACCGCGACGCCCTGTCTCAGCAGGCGGCTGCGACCGCAGAAGCGGCGACCGCCGCGAGGGAGAACGGCGCGTCCTGGGAAACGGTCGCTGGCATCTGGGACAAGGGCCGCAGGTCTCTCGTCGACAACATCACCGCCATCACCGGCAACCGCCGGGAGGCGGCCCGGCTCGCCGACCAGCTGCTGAAGATGCCGTCGCCGAAGATGCGCGTGGAGATGCGCACCGAGGACGCGGTCAAGGGCTTGGACTCCGTCATCGCGGCGATACGCAAGACGCCCGGCTCCAAGGCCGTGACGGTTCGGGCCCTGACGCGGGACGCCATTTCGCTGCTGCGCGAGCTGGGATTCAAGGTTGAGCGGCTGAAGGACGGCCGGTTCAAGGTCACCGCGGAGACGGCGAACGCCAAGTCGAACATCGCCGCGGTACAGCGGGCCCGGGACGCCCTGAAGTCGAAGACGATCGATCTGCGGGCGCGGGACCTGGCTTCGGCTCAGGCGCGCGCCATCCAGCGGGCGATCGACAACATTCGCGGCAAGAGCGTCACCGTCACCACGGTGTATCAGACCCTCGGGGCGGAGGGCACCGCCGGCAGGCAGAGGCGGAACGACATCGTGGGCCGCGCAGCTGGCGGCCCGGTCCACGGTCCCGGCACCAGCACCTCGGACAGCGTGCCGATCCTGGCGTCGGACGGCGAGTACGTCATCAACGCCAAGTCGACCGCGAAGTACCGCGGGTTGATCGAGGCCATCAACGAGGACCGGCTCGGCGACGGCGTCGGCCTGCCCGGTGCCGGGGCTGCGGTGGCGTCCGGTCTGGTGTCGGGCATGGCCGGGGGTACGGCCGGGGTCCGCGCGGGCGCCCGGTCCATGGCCGCCGCAGTGGTCGAGGGGATCCAGGAAGAACTCCAGATCGCCTCACCTTCGAAGAAGACCGCAGCGTTGGCCAAGGACGTCGGCAAGGGCTTCATCGTTGGCCTGACCGGATCACGCGAGAAGATCCGGTCGGTGGCGGCGGACTTGGCGAAGGACATCAAGGCGGCTTTCGCCGGAAAGAAGGAGTCGTCGCTGCTGGCGATGGTGGATAAGCAGACGAAGAAGCTGCTGACCGCCGCCGCCCAGCGCGACAAGATTGCCAAGAAAATTGCCGAGGCTCGGGCCTACGCTGCCGACGTCACCCGGACCGCCCGCGACCAGTCGGCCCTGTCCGCCCTGGGCATGGAGCCCGACCAGGTGACGGCCGGTGGCATCAAGGGCGGCCTCCAACAGAAGCTGGCGCAGGTCAAACGGTTCACCCAGTACATCAACGAGCTGGCCAAGCGAGGCCTCAACAAGGGGCTGCTGCGGCAGATCCTGAACATGGGCCCGGAGGCGGGGTATGCCTACGCCAGCGCGCTGGCCGGGGCGGACAAGGTCACGTTCAAGCAGATCAACAGCCTCCAGTCCCAGCTCGACAAGAGCACGGCGAGCCTGGGGCGGGTCGGCGCCGACAAGCTGTACGACGCGGGCAAGAACGCGTCCAAGGGGTTCTTGACCGGTCTGGCGGGCCAGCAGAAGGCCATCGAAGACCTAATGCTGAAGATCGCCAAGGGCATGCAGAAGTCCATCAAGGCAGCCCTCGGGATCAAGTCTCCGTCGCGGGTGATGGCGGAGATCGGCGCCTACTCCACGCAGG